GCCTGCGTATTGGAGTAATAAATTCTCACTCCAGTCAGAAGATACTTCTGACACATTGGTTGGTGATCCGGAGGGCGTAGCCGCAGCTATTGAAGAAAGTGAAACAGTTCGCTTTGTAGATAATGCTGTTGGCGCTGTCCTCCATTTGCCAACCACAGACAATCCCGTGGCGCGCGTTGATGATACTGATGATTTAACTCTCGGTAGATTCTTCGCGCGCCCCACACTGATCAATACTCAGACTTGGTCCACCGCCAATGTTTTGGGCAGTTTGAGCACATTTGATCCTTGGACACAGTTCTTGTCGTCCGCTGCCATTCGTAAGAAGTTAGACAATTTTGCATTCTTACGTGGCAATCTCCACATCAAGGTTTTGGTCAATGGAACACCGTTTCAGTATGGTGCTATTCGTTATTGTTACCTTCCTTTTGGTTCTGATAACAAGATTCGGACAAACTTGGTTACGCCTATCACAACGCTGATCCCGCTTTCACAGACGCCTGGTATATTCATTTCTCCTCAAGCAAATGCTGGAGGTGAGATGACATTACCTTTTTTCTATTTGCGAAATTGGCTTGACATCACAAGTGCGACAGATGTCGCACGTATGGGCTTGATCAATATGGCTGTGTTTTCACCTTTGCAGCTTGCTGTTGCTGGAGGTTCAACCTCAGTCACTCTGCGTACATATGCCTGGATGACAGACGTACAATTGATGGGTTCCACAGCAAAATTGTCACTCCAGGGAGATGAGTATGGTCAAGGACCTGTCTCTCTACCGGCCTCTGCTATTGTTTCAGTTGCTAGTGCTTTAACGAAGGTACCTATCATTGGACGATTTGCGCGAGCTACGGAGATAGGAGCTGGAGCTCTGAGCAAGATGGCGTCGCTGTTTGGATATACGAATGTGCCCGTCATTGACGATGTCCATTCATTTCTGCCGCAGAATGCTCCACAGTTGGCGTCCACGCAAATTGGACAGCCTGTTCAGAAATTGACCATTGACCCCAAGCAAGAACTGAGTATTGATAATTCGTTCCATTCATTGGGAAATGCGGACGAACTTGCTTTGTCGTACCTTAAAAAGAAGGAAAGTTTCTTTGGTGCGTCTTCGTGGTCAACTTCGGATCCCGCTGGTGACATTCTCTTCAATATGCGGGTTAATCCTAATTTGGATTCCGCTATTGCTTTGACGAATTCCGCTGCGGCTACTGTTGGACACCGTTCCTATCAGGTACCTTTGTCGTATTTTGGGAAATTGTTTCAATATTGGCGCGGAGATATTCGGATCCGGGTCAAAATTGTGTGTACAAAATTCCATAAGGGTCGACTTAAGATCTGTTATGATCCTGTTGCTGATGTTTCAGTGACGGATCCTCCAGAGAATACGGTATATACGCAAATTTTGGACGTTGGAGAACACGACGATGTTACATTCATCGTACCCTACCACCAGCCGGAGGGTTGGAAAACCATTGATCGTGGCATTACGGACAATTGGAATTTGGGTAATCCATTGGCACCTCGGCCTGAGTTCGACAACGGTTCGTTAACGATTCGTGTTTTGAATACTCTCACGGCCCCAGCGACCTCTGCGGTGACTCTTTTGTTCTTCGTATCTGGCGGAGACAACTTTGAGTATGCAGATCCTGCTACGGCCTTGACCAATGATGTAGGTGGATATCCTACCATGTTTGATTTGCAGGGTGAGGATGTGACTGATGTGGTCACCACAGAGATGGTCATTGGAACAACAGCAGCTGTTTTGCCCGAACGATATGCAGTGAATATGGGAGAATGTGTTTCTTCATTGCGTTCGTTGTTACATCGTCATACTCTGTTTCACACCCGTGCGCCGAGTGACACTGCAACTGGAACCACATAACTCACTACGTATCTTAAAAGGTTGCCTCCGGGCCCTGGTTTTGATGGCAGTGGAGCGAACACAGTCAACAAAATCATAGCCGCATCAGGAACCACTACGTTCAGCACCTACAATATGATACCGATCACATGGGTGACCACAGCTTTCTGTGGGTACCGTGGTTCGGTCAATTATGTGGTGACACCTGTTACGAACGCA